CCAGCTTTCAAGGTTCCTGAGCCAGCTCCCAAGGTTATCGAGCCAGCTTTCAAGGTTCCTGAGCCAGCTCCCAAGGTTATCGAGCCAGCTTTCAAGGTTATTGGCTGGTTGCCAGTGGCGGCATTCCAAACGGTGCCAGTAGCGGCGAAATCTTTTGGTGTTGCGCCGCTTGTTGCCCTGACGATTCAAAAAAAGGGGTGTGTATCAATTGCAAACGAGTTGGTTAAGCGCATTGGCAACCCAACACACGTCACTGTGTCGCTCGGTACTGGGGCACATGAGGGTGTGGTGTTGGTGCAAGCGGCAACACCAACGACACGCTCGGCGCGGTCGCTGCGGCGTGTCAAAAACAACAGACCATTCGTGGCGTGTCGTCCCCTTCTGGCAGTATGGGGACTTGGCTATGAGGTGATGCTGGCTGATGTGCTGGTAGATGAGCAGCTTGGGGCAATGCAATTTCAGGTGGCGCGATGAATGAAGTTGCAGAACAGCACGCTCGTGAGCAGTTTGCTGCTTTAAAGGTTGATCGGCTGACTGTCCTATCAGTTGCTATGGGGAATGCTCTAAAGGTTGATCGGCTGACTGCTAAGGTACTAAATAAGGCACCTGCGGTGGTTCATAATCGGGTGGCATTCCATACTATTAAAATGCTAGCCGCCCTGGTAACTGCTGTTGCAGTTGATGTGATTGCGACAAAAGCGGAGAGGGCTGGACTTGAGATCAGTGATTCTCAACTTGAAGAAACGGTTTTAAGTTTGGGGATTGAGCATGTGGCAGTCGCCCTGACATATGCGTTGCTTGATAGGTTTGAAGAGTTGATGCTGGGGATGCGAATTCCAGGATCAAAAAAAGGGGGTCACGATGAATGAAGTTGCAGAACAGCACAAGCGTGAGCAATGGGCGGCGCTTTATACGCTCTGCGGTGGCAATTACGATAAAGCTGCGGCTGCCTGGCGTGCCAATAACGATAATGCCGACCCGCCCTGTGAACACGGGCGGCAAGAGGCGCTGCCAGAGAAAGACCTGATGTGGGAGATCGTGAAAGCCATTCGGCAAATGGGTTGGCTGTGCTTTCACCTGGACGCTGGCAGCTTGGCCCAAACACAGCGGGCCAAAGCTGGGCGGCCACCCCCAGGGTGGCCAGACTTGGCTTGCTACGGCCATTGTGGTGAGCATGTGCTGCTTGAGGTCAAGACGGCCAGCGGCGTGGTCTCAGAGGCACAGCACGAGATGCACGAGCTGCTGCACAGGCGGGGCTTTAAGGTGGCGGTGGTGCGCTCGGTGACTGAGGCGCTGGAGGCGCTGGAGGTGGTGCGAAAATGATCAGCGATACTGAGACATTCCCTCTCCCACCTGGCTATGGTTGGTCACCAGATGTGGCTGGGATTCGTTTTTACCGTGATTTTTCATTCCCATCACCAAAAAAACAGATTCTTTACCTTCGGTTCCAACTGCAAGACAGGGTATATGAGGGGGATGTGCTGTATTACATGGGGTTCCTTGCCACCACTTCAGTCCTCCCACGGCGACAACAGGACAGGAGCTGGTACATTGTTGTGATTGTTGAGAAAGAAGGGGAGAATGTGCCCTTTAAAATACTCCTCCCATTGCGCGATGTTTTGGCGTATGGCGTGAAGGGGTATGAGGTCAAGGGCGGTGAGGCAGTGTGACGAAGACGGGGGACGCATTGCCAGAGGGCTGCACATGGTCAAGTTCGCCCGCTGATTTTTGGGCACTAAAGTATTTCCCTGACATTTTGAAGTTTTTCAAGCTGTATGACCTCGACACCTGGGATTGGAATACCTTTGCAAAGCGTTTTTGTGGGGGTGAGGTGTCGTGGGAGACGCACACTGTCTATATTCGGTATCAAGATGACGGGCAAATCTATGAGGCTCCGGTTAAGGTTCTCGGTTCCATTTTTGCTGCCCCTTCTGGGTTTTCTAACAGGGTGCATTACCTTTATGTGGTGATTGATACCCCTCTCCCCTTTTTTAGGTTGCTTCTGCCTATGAAAGATATTCTCGCTGTTGGGGTGTATGACTGAAACCCCGTCAGCATTCACCCGATCGATGGCTGAGTTAGACCGTTGGTACATCGCGCTGCGCACACCGACCTTTAGGGTCGTGCGCAAGCTGCCGCCCTTGACTGTCAGCCCCGCAGTGCGCAGTGCCAGCGGCAAGCGCAAAGGCCATGCGGTGTACTGGACGTTCCCCTGCGGCTTGATCTCTACGGCAATGCTGGCCGATAGTATCCGCCGTGCTCCTGCCCATCACGCGGCCCACTTGGCGGCGCTGCGTGATGGGTGCCCAAGCAGCGGGCCACGGGCTTACCCTTATACGCTAACTTTTTCGCGCAAGTGGTCAGAGGGGCGTACACGTACTTTAGACATAATGGAGGCAGTGGCTTGGTTGGCAGACGATTTAGATGATCGGGGGGCTTGACATTTGATGGGTGAATCCCTACACTTTTTGATACAGTCCCAACGATTTTGCAAAGCCCTCCTCGCCGGGGGCTTTTTTGTTGCCCCATGCCAGACCCAACCACCTTCCGAGAAGCGCTCGAAGCGCTGACCACCACACGCCAAAAGCAGTTTGTCCAGTTCTATTTGGGGCTTATTTGCTCACGCGATGGTGAATACACAACGTTTAATGCGTTGCGGTCGGCGTTGGCTGCTGGGTATTCGGCACGCTCGGCGCACGCTACCGGGGCTGAGGTCTTGAAAAACCCTGGAATCAAGCTCGCTATCTCATTTGGGCTTGGTTGGTTAGCGATGAAAAGCGATGAGGTTGTAGCACGGCTTGGCGACCAAGCGCGTGCGAGCCTTGAGGACTTCACATCTGTTGAGATTATTGAGCAAAAAGAAGCGCTATTCATAACAGTAGCTAAACGGCGGGCTGACTTGGTGCTGCTTATTGCTGATGCTGAGGCACAGGAACGCGCTATGGTAGGGTCAAAAGCCGATGCTAATGCTTGGGCAGAGGTGGCAATGGGGTACAAAGCAGAATTAGCGGGCTTGCCAGAGCATCCAGACCAACAAGTCCTTGTCCTTGGGCGTAAGGCCAATGCAATGCAAGTACGTATTGATCTAATAAAAGCCCAACGGCTTGGCAAAATGCACTTAATTAAAAAGCTCAAGCAGACTGATAGCGGGTCACTTGAGATTGAATTGCATAATGCACAGACAGCACTCGAATCAATCGGCAAGATGCACGGGCTGTACACCGACAGGGTACAGCACTCCGGCGAGGTAACTACGAAGCACTGGGTCTTTGGCCCAGCCAATCCGTTTAACGCCCAAGAAGTGGATGATGATACGGTCTAACGTCGCGCCCCTCACGTTACCGCGTGGGCCAGTGCAGCAAACCTACCAAGATTTCGTCACTGACAAGCAGCATCTTGAACTGATGTGGGTTGGTGGCGTAGGCTGTGGCAAGAGCGACGCGCTGGTTACTAGGGCTGGGCTGCTGGCTGGTGCGCACCCTGGCCTGCGCAGTGTGATAGCGCGTAGCGATAGCGTCAAACTTGCCAGCACAACACTGCCAAAGTTCTTAGAGAAATGGAATGATGGCGTAAGTGGCAAGTTTCACCAACGCCATGGCACGTATAAACTGACAGCTTTTGTATGGACAAATGGGCACATCACCTATTTCATCGGCCTAGGTGACACTCAGGCAAAAGAGCGCCTCAAATCCATGGAAGTGGTCTTCATCGGTATGGATGAGGCCAACGAGATAGACGAAGAAACATGGAAAATGGCACTCGCCAGGCTTAGGCAGCAGCGCGATGATGGCGGGCCGGTGCTGTATTCACTGTTCGGCGTGGCGAATTTTGAGGGGCGCAACTGGATTTATAAACGCTTTAAGGCTGATGAGACTAATAACTACAGTGTTAACCGTCGGTTGTTCGAGGCAAGCACTACCGATAACCACAGCCTGCCTATTGATTATATTAAGAATATCAGCAATGACCCGCTTTGGAAGCGCAAGTATGTTGATGGCTCATGGGAGAGCAGCACCGGTCTAGTGTTCCCTGAGTTTAGCGAAACCAAACATATTCGACCAACACAAAATATACTGCAAGAAACCCCAGTAACCTACGTTGTTGCCATTGACCACGGGCTGAAAAGCCCAACGGCTGCGACGCTGTGGGGTATTGATGGCGCTGGTCGGTGGTATGGCATTCGTGAATACTATGAATCCCTGTTATCGAGCCATCAAAACGCCGAGAACATTAGGCTGTGGGCCAATGATGTGCGGGTATCGGTGTGGGTGATTGACCCTAGCACCTTTAACGAAGACCCTCGTCAACCAGGCCAATCTATTGCAATGGACTACCAGGTTAAAGGCATTCCGGTGGTACGTGGCAACAACAGCCTGAGCGTAGGCATCGCCCGACTGCGTTGGATGCTACAAACCCCTGGCATGTTTGCTGTAAACCCTAGCATGACCAACTTCATCCGCGAGATACAGACTTGGAGCTGGAAAGATAACGCTGCTGGCAAGGACAAGCCGCAAGACGGCGGTGACCACGCGCTTGATACTGCAAGGTATGCCGTGATGGGGATACCTTTGGGCTTCAAAGCGGCGCTCTCGCCAGTAGAAGCGTTTAACTCTCCCTTTGAATGGCCTAGTGATGATGATGATGACAGGCCAGCGCGTGCGCGCAAGACACGAGGGGGCTACTGATGATGATGCAAGACGAGTTTGGCTTGCTTGATGGCCTTGGAATGGATGATGAGCTAGGCTACATGCCTGGCTTTTTTGATTGGCAGCGTGACCGGCAAGAAGTTGAGGGCTTATTGCAGATAGAGCTACAGTCAGCGATTACTGGTATGGCTGAACATGTAACAAAGCTGGCAATATGGCGCAGGGCATATGATTTAAAGCCCGATCCAGAGCGTGAACCGCCATTCCCAGGTGCAGCCAACTACGTAAAACCTATGACGCGCTCGAAGATTGACGGTGCGGCTGCCTATTTGGGCGTGGCACTCGACGAAGACCCGTTCTTTACTGTCCGCGCACGTACAGCGCAGCTTGAGCCGGTGCGGGCAGCGTTAGAAGAGTATATGGATTTGCGCATGGATCACCTGGAAACCGGCATGGGCCAGGGGATTCGCACGTTTGTACACCAGTCGGTGCGGGAAAGTCTGGTGGTTGGTGTGTGCGTGGCGCGGTGTATTTGGGAAGAGGTGGTAGGAGCGCGTGGCCAGCGCGTGCGGGGGCGCAACAAACTTGATCTGGTGCCCCTAGAAGACTTTTTGGTCTCGCCCGTCACGGTCACGCGGCTTGAGGATGCTTTTATGGTGGCCCATCGGTTCTGGTTGCCCTATTGGCGACTCGACCAAATGGCTGACAGTGGGGTACTGAACGCCGATTATGTAGAGAAACTGCGCGGCCAAGGTGATGAGGGCGGGCCAAACCAAACTTATAACGAAGACCAAGGGCATCATGGGTATAACAGCGGTAGTCCTGAGAGCCGCATGGTTGAGATTTACGAGTGTTGGGTACAGTGGCGGGGGCAGATGTGGCGGTTCTGGTTTCATAAGGGCAGCAACTGCTTGCTTCGGGCCGAACCAAACCAGTACAACCACGGGCGTGCCCCGTTTGCATTGATTCGCCATGACCCTAAGCCAAACTATTTGTTTGGCAGTTCCTTTAGTGAATTGCTTGAACAGACACAGATCGAATTGGATACGCTCACAAACCAGCGCATTGATACCAACAGCTATGCCATTAGTCCACTGGTTGGTGTGCGTCCTGGCTCGCTGATGGCCAGGTGGTTGCGCAAGAATGCGATCACACCGGGGGCTGTGGTTGAGGGTGATCCGAATGACTTCTTTCAAATACAAATAGCACCAGCCAGCCAGGCATCTATGCAAGATGAGCAAGTTTTGTGGAACATGGCTGATAAAACAACGCTGCCAGACATAGCCATGTCGCAACCACTAACAAAACGCGACCCAACAGCCACAGAAGTGAACCGCGATCAAAGCTTTGTCCAAGCGAAAAGCGCCAATTGGTTGCGGAATTTGCATGGTGGCTTGCGTGATCTGGCGTGGCTGATGTATTACAACCTGCACCAGTATGAAGTCTCGCAAAGCAGCGTTCAAGTCAATGTAGAAACCCAAATGGGGCCAATGCCAATGCCAATGGCAGGGCTGACCATACAGACTGGCGACAGCAGTAAAGACATTATTGCCAGTGAGATGTTTCTCGACGGCATTGATATTGAGGTAAACGGGCGTGAAACGCAAACGGCCAAGGCCGAACGCGCTACGTTGGCTGGGATGCTCTTGCAGCAGGTGGTGCCAGCGATTTTACAGGGCACCACTAAAAACCCACAGGTGTGGACAGTGCTAAAGATGCTATTGGATGCCAACAACGTTAAAAATTGGCGTGAGATTTTGGGCGATAAACCGACTGAGGAACAGATGCAGGCCGAGCAAATGATGGCACAGATGCAACAGGGCGGGCCTGCCCCACCCGGAGGCATGGCATGAAGTGGCTTTGGCAACGTAACCCCTCACCCGCGCCCACTGAGGCGCTACCAGCACCGGCAACCCCGACAATCCGCATGGCCAGCGTGGAAATGGCACGCGATGAGTTTGACCAAGCGCTTAGAGCGCTTAGAAATGGCGACAGCAGTCGGAAAAACCTAGAGACCATCGCGGCATTGTTTGAGACATATCAGATGCTCGCGGCTTGGACTGGCAAATACAGCGTAGATGAGGCCAAAGCCCGCGCCGCTGGCGCACAAGAGTTGCTACAAAATCTATTGGGAGAGTAATGGACGAAGATTTTAATATAAACGAAGACCTTAGCGCTGATGACCTTGGGCTTGATGATGGCCAGAGTTATCAGGAACCCCAGCAGCCACAATACAGCGCTGATGACGCGGCACTAGGCGCGGCATTGCGCGGCAACCCAGCGGCAATGCAAGCGTTGGCCAGTTTTTACGCTGGCAACAACCAACCGCAACCGGCGCAACAGCAGCCAGCCACGCCACAGATGACCGATGCCGAACTGGCTGAGTTGCAGATCACCGACCCTGTCGCGTTTACCCGCGAGCTGCGGCGGCTGGCCACCAACGACGCACGGGCTGAGTTGCTGCCACAGGTTCAAGCCAGCACGTTGCTGCCGCAGTACAGCCAGGCAGTGCGTAGCAACCTGGGCAACTACTACCCCCAAGAGTTGCACCAGGCGCTTGGCAATGCTGCAGATCAGTTTCTGCACAGTGTGGCGGCCAACAACCCGGCCATGCTGGCAGACAGCAACACCCTGCAAAGCCTCTTGCAAAACCACCTCAACGCCCATGCGTACCAGCTCAGTCGCCAGGGCGCACCACGCCAGCCCGTGCGCTCGGTTGGGCAACAGCAAGCCAGCAGCAATAACCCGCCAGTAGCTGGGCAACCCCAGCGGCCACAAGTAGCTGTGCCCAACCAATTGGCAGCGATTGCTAAAAAGATGGGTATCCCTCCCCAGGATTACATGCAGTTTTATAACCAAGTCCAACGCGAGCGGCGACAAGACCAGCAACTTGGGCGGTATGTATGACCATGCCAGCAGCACAAACATCTGTTAAATCCAAGGGGTTGTTAGACCCAACACCAACACCGCCACCTACCCCAGTATCACAGTCCTATTCTGCGCGTGATGTTGACCCTGCCAAAATTGACCTTAGTCAGTTTGATGTTGTCTATGACCCAAATGCTGACCCTATTGTGGACGGGCATGTTGAGCACAATGGCGAATGGGTAGCACGCTGGAGCAATGAAAAATTGCTATCACACCGCATTCAACGGCTGGGCTATCGCTTTGTTACCAGTGACATGGTGGTTCATCACAGTGATGTGCTGACTAAACACGAGTTCCGTATTATCGGGACATTTCGTGTCGATGTTGCGGATCGGGTGATGCGGGGGCAGGATTATTTGATTGTCATTCCGCGTGTTGCACACGACTACCAACAAGCAAAAAAAGCCGGGCGCAGCAATGAATGGGCCAATGCACTGGCTACACCTGACCCGCGCACTGAAAACCCCAAACTTCACCCTGATGCTGTCGAAAAAATCAAAAAGGGCACGGGGATTAGTGTCGATGCCAATTGGCGCGACGGCTTTAACCAATAGGAGATTTGACTATGCCTACTCAATCAACCCGCCCCTTTGTCCATACCTCACGAGAGGTTGACCACTACCCCGAAGCTGCTGGCCAGTCGTTTAAAGTCGGGGACTTGCTGACGCTGGCCAGTGGTCAGATTGCTGCTAGTGCTGGTGGGGCAGCAACAAACTTACTGATTGCAGCCAGCGACGCGACCGGCACCACAAACAACCTGACCGCTTGCTACCGGCTCGACGAAGACAGCCGAATCGAGCTGAATTTGGTCGGCACGTTGGCGGCTACAGATGTTGGTGTGGGCTATGGCGTGAGCAATGGTTCTGGCAACATTCTGCAAATTTTGAAGAGCGATACGACCAATGTACGGTTAAGGGTTGTGCGTGTCAACCTCGAACCGACCATTATCAATGGTTTGGTGGGGCAAACCTTCGTGCGGGTGCTGGCTGCGCCCGTCGGCATCGGCACCAACTGGGCGTAATAGGAGAACAACATGGCATTTCAAACGAATTGGAACCAAAATCTACTCGAACCTGGCATTCGATACTACTTCATGCTGGGCCGCAAAGCCGCGATGGGCGAGGCGATTTATACGCGCTTGCTCAACACTGAAAACAGCGAAAAGGCCAAAGAGACCATGCGCTCGTACGCCAATCTTGGGCCGATGGTCGGCATGAGTCACGGCGGCACCATCCCAGCCGATACCATGTTGGATGGTTTTCCCATGATTTTTCAGCATGTTAAATATGGCAAAATCATTGGCATTGATGCTGAGTCTATTGCCGACGATCAGTATGGCATTGTCAAGAAGATGGCGGGCTTATTGCCGCGTAGTGTGCAAGTGACCAAGGAAATCCTCGGCCATACACCCTATAACAACGCTTTTACCACCAATTTGAGTGATGGTGTGCCGCTGATTGCCAACAATCACCCGCTGATTAAAGCCGGAGGCACAGCCAGCAACATTCTGCCGACGGCATTTGACCCCAGTTATAGCTGTTTCTCGGCGCTTGCTACCATGCTACAAACCCAACGCGATGCCGCCGGACAGCCGCTGATGTACGCTGATCAGCAAAAAATCTGGTTGGTTCATCCGGATTTTTACGCCCCTGCGATCCAAGCGGTTGACTCGACCAGCACGGCAATTGTCGAAGGGTCTGGTACAGCCAATGCAAACAGCGCACTGGTTAACCCCTGGAAGGGCAAAACCACTGTTATTTCTAGCCCGTATCTTACTGACAATGATGCCAGCTTTATGATTGTAGTTGGTGGGCATGAAGGTTACTTCTTTACCCGCAGTGAATCAGGTACGCCTGAGACTTGGATGGAACGTAACCCGGAAGTGCAATATTCGAAGGTCACGGGCCGCTATAGCATGGGATTCGCTGATTGGCGCGGCATTGCAGGAAGTGCTGGGGCGGTTTAAATGGATGTTGCGGCGTTGCGTTTACGGCTGGCCAATAGTTTAGGGGAAAGCAACCTGGACTATTGGTCTGCTGCTGAACGCTTGCAGTATTTAAATGATGCCTATATTGATATTAATACAATGGTGAGGCCATTAACGGATTATGTCAGTGACCTCACCGGTCTAGGCGCGGTGCCGTTTATGCTCCCAGCCGATTTTATGGAGTTGATCGAAGACACTATTAGCTGGCGCAAAACTGGCACTGTCGAAGAAATATCACTCAGGCGAGCAGGTATTCCAGAGTTAAACAAACTTTATAATGACGACTGGAAAGTTAATCCTTTAATGCTTGACCCGGCTTATTACTACTTTGATAACACCGATGGCTTTAACCCGTTCTTGATGCTGGCACCGGGGCCGGTGGCTGTAGGCACGTTGGCGTTTCAGTACCGCGTCACCGTGGCTCCGATGGTGCTAGAGACGGATACCCCGTGGGGCAACAAGCTTGCTGAGCATCACATGGCTATTGTTTATGGTGCTGAGGTATATGCACGGCAAAAAGAACAAAATGAACAAGCCGAAGCTCGCGCTAAACAACGCTATCAGGAAGCGGTTGGGCAAATGCGTGTGAGTTTGATTTATCGACCAGGCGAACAGGAGTTCACGCGGCTGCAAACCAGCCCGTACCGGAGGGGCCGATGAATGGACTATTAGGTGGCCAAATGCCTCAAGGTGGCGGGGTGCCCCCCCAGTTGATGCAGCAGTTGATGCAGTGGGGCGGTGGTGGCGGGCAGATGCCTCAAGGTGGTGGCGCACCTGACCAAACCAATGTGCTGCCATTTGGTACTGCACCCCAGGGGCAGCAAGGCGGCGGTGGGCAGATACCGCCCCAGCTCCTCATGGCCCTGCTGGCGATGTTGCAACAGCAAGGCGGCGGCGGGCAGATGCCACAACAGGGTGGCATGGGGCCACAGGCCATGCCACAGCAGCAAATGGGGCCACCCCAAGGAATGATGATGTGAGCGAGCAAACCTTCAGCGTGACTGAATTTGGGGGGCTTGTCACCAGTGTGCCAGCCGGGGCAAAGACGCTGCGGTTCCGGCGGGCTGAGGGGTTCGCATTTAGGCCAAAGCTGGGCGGGCTGACCACCGTCAATGCCCCAGCGCAACGCGGCGTAGCCACGGCCAACAACATTGACAGCGTGTTTAATCCAAGCGGTGAGGCGCTATACATCCGCGACACTGCTGGCACTACGCTGTTTAGGGCTTTAGATGCGAATGCTTGGAGCAGTTTAGGGACTGCGTACGGCCAATTTCTACAGCTAGACCGTGGCGTGGGCGTGCAGTTCCTCCCCACTGTTACTGCTGCGGGATTTGATGTTAAGCACCTCGTGCCTACCACGCAAGTATCAACTATTTACACGCCAAGTCCGGCATTGGCGATCACTTGGACGGCCACGGCTGATGCCACCAGCGGGCTACCTGCTGGGAACTATCGCGTGGAATGTGTGGCGTTTCGTAAAGTGACCTATGGTCAGCGCTTTTATTATGTTCGTTGTGATAATGCCAGCGGTAAAGCGATTGTAAATGCCAGTGGCACCATTGCCATTACTGCTGGCCAAGCGCTCTATGCCAGTGCCGTAACCATTGACAGCACTGTGGCCTATGGTATTTTCCTTTTCTACGCTGCAACTGGTACGCTAAACGGCCCATTTTTTTATGGCATTGTCGATGCTGCCTCTATGGCTACGGCCAAGCTAAAATTTTTGCCCACTACTGTTACCAGTGCTGCGCGTGATAGCTATTACAGTTATTTCTCTGCGCGTGTTCGCGGTGACACTGTTGTTAGTCGCCAACAACGGACATGGGTTGCGGTGAATGCAGCGCGTGATTACACAGATGACGATTTAATTAGCGGCATTGTTACAGTGCCACCCCCACAAAATAAGACATTATTTTACAGTAACCTGGATAATCCGTGGCAATTTGCGCCAGAGAACTATCTAACCCTGTCGATTGAGGGCGATATTACTGCACTGGCTCCGCTTGGTGATGCGCTGGCGGTGTTTTCGCGCACTGAAATTTGGGCCGTTACCGGCAACAGCCCCGCCGATTTTAGGTCATTGCGCCTAGACCAAGTGCAAAAAGGCGCAGTCAGTCGCGTTGTTGTGCCTTATCGCGGCGATGTGTACTATTTAGCCGATGATGGGCTGTATAAGCTAACCAGCAGTGGTAGCACCGAGCGTTTAAGCGACGCGATTTATAATGTTTTTGTAGCGGCATTGCCGACCAACATATCAATGTCGCTGGATGTTGCGGCCAATGTATTAAACCTCTGCCTCGGTGGCGTAATGTATAGCCTTGACCTCGAACGCGGCGAGTGGCTGCGGGCACAAGAGACGATTCGGGCGGTTGATAACGACAGGCTGGCCATTGGCAATGGCATCTTTAGCCGCACAGCTACAGTGTCTGTGGTAACGCGCTATCTCCAAACACAAGCGTTAGACCTCGGTAAGCCCGAAATGGATAAAACTTTCAGGCGGGCACGCTGGAATTACGAGAATATAGGGGTGGCAGGCACGGCAACACTGCGGGCAGTCGATTGGGACGGCACAGTGTTGTGGAGCAGCAGCAGCCAAGCGGTCAATACAGGGCGTGGCCGGTTAAGTTTTCCGATTGATGGCACTAGATTTGTCAATCGTGGCGCGGCATTGCTGCTAGAGTTGTTGTGCCCTAGCGGTGTGACGATTGTTGGGCCATTAGAGATTGATTTTGATCTAAAAGGGAGGCGCAACCGATGACAGAGACCGAGTTATTGATGGCTGTACCAAAGATATTTAAACAATTCTATGCCATTGGTGGGCGCTACCCTGACCAACCGAATCGAATCGAGTCATTTCTTAAGCGTGTGCAAAATCAACCGGCTGTAGCGATTGTTTTACCAACCACCATCACCAATCCTCCGACGCAAGTGGAAGTACAACAGCTTCGGGATGCAATACAAACACTGTCTAACACATTAAACAACCTGATTGCTGCAACAAAGGAGACATAATGCCGAGTTATTTTCAGGGGGGGGCGGGGGGATACGGGGGCCAGCAGTCGATCTTTGGCAGCCCCAACGCTCGCCGCCGCCAAGCGGGGCTGCTGGGGCAGCCGCAAGCAGGGAGTGGCGGCTATGGTGGCCAGGGGTCAATCCTCGGCACCCCGACCTATGGTCGTGGCCAGCCAGCCCAACCTGCGCAAGGTGGCCTACTGAGTCCAGCGCAAAGCGGAAGCGGTGGTTATGGCGGTCAAGGGTCAATTCTTGGCAACCCCAGCTATGGGCGGGGTGGGCCTGCTGTAATGCCAAGCCAGCCGCGCCCTTACGGCGCGTACAACAGTGATCCGGGGGTGGGGCAGCCGCTCTATGGCCAAACACCTGGCCGCCCACAGCAGACCAAGTCCGACCCCTACACCACCCAGCAGCAGGGGCCTAGCCTCTACACCACCCAGTCAGTCGGCTCACCGACGGGCGAATTCGGCCCAGCACCGACCACTGGGCCAAGTGTGACGACACCCTATGCGCCACCACCAGGCGGCTACCAGGGCAACTACGGGCCACCCCCAGTCACCAGCCAGCCAGCCCCAAGCGGCGGGCCACCAGCGTTTGGGATTCCGCCGGACAAATGGGCGACTATGTCGCCCAACGAACAGGCTGCCTATCGGGCAATGGAACAGCAACGCGACCCGCTGGGCATTGCGCGGTGGCTGAGTGGCAGCAGCGATGAGGGCCGTGACCAGCAAATGGACGCGACCAACGGCATCGCTGGGCGGTTGCAGCAACCTGGGCCGTTTAACCAGGCCGTGACCGACATCGCCAATGGGCTGCTCCAGCCTGGCCGGTTTGACCAACAGCAACAGAACACCATCGCCAACATGGCCAACAACCCCTATGAAGCCGGGGTACAAAGCCGCGCCGACGCACTCGGCAACCCCACGGCCAACGCGGGCACCATCACCGGCTACGGCAACGAGTTGGCGCAGGCGGGGCCATATGAGGCCAGCCGCAACACCCTGGCTGGGCTGTTAAGCCAAGGCCCGGCCAATGGGGGGCGAATCAATGACCTGGCGGGGCAGCTCGCCGGAACCAACCCCTACACCAGCCAGCAGCAGGGGCTACTTGACCGGGTGCTTCAGCCTGGTGGCGGCAACATTGATATGAAGACCTTGGGCGGCATGATGGCCAGTGCAGGCACTGCCAGTGCCGGAACTGCCAGTGCTGCGCAAGCGGCTGCCACTTTGGCGCAGGCAATTGCTGGCGGGGCCAATGGCGACATCAGCGGCATTCGGGGCGTGGCCGATGGCTATGCCAACTTCGACGCGGGCACGGCTGAAACGCTGGGCCAAAATGGCTTGGCCAGCCAACGGCTGACCGGTGTGGCTGACGGGCTGCTGGCTGGCGGCAAAACGTCACGAGAAGACGCGCTGATGAGCTTGGGCCTTGAGGGCAATGCTGCAAATGACCAGCTCGCGGCACAGTTGGCAGCCCGTGGGCTGTCGAACAGCGGCGCTGCTGCTAGTCAATATGGCAGCTTGACCGGCAACCTGATAGGGCAACGTGCCCAACTCCAGCGCCAGCTCGACCAAGAGGATATTCAGCGGGCGCAAACGGCTGGGGGGCTGTTATCGAGTGCTGACAGCCTAAACCTGCAACGCATTGGGCAAAATAACAGCAGCATTGCCCAGCGTTTGGGCCTTGATTTGCAAAGCCGAGGCCAGCAAGTCGATGCCTACGGGCGTAGTGGTCAGCTTGCTCAGGCCGATGACCAATTGCGCACCAATGTAGAGCTAGCCAATGCCAACGCTCAAACCAGTGTCAGCCAGGGCAATGCTCAAATGGCAACACAAGCCAGTATTAGTAACGCTGGCAACCAAACACAGGCTAGCATCGCTAATGCTGGCAACCGAACACAGGTTAGTTTGGCCAATAGTGATCAGGGCTTGCGTGCTATGTTGGCAAACCAACAAAACGAGATGGCCCGTTATGGCCTTGGTGCTAACATGCTCAGCACCATGTCAGATGACCGTTACCGTAGCCTCACGGGCGCAGGTCAGATGTATGGCAATGTTGACCAAAGCACGCTTGCGTACCAAGGCACTGCCTTGGATGCTTACGGCAATCTCGAAGGCCAGCGCCAAAGCCGCTTAAACGGGGCTGCTGGCATATTACAGGGTGTAGATGGCCTACAAACACAGCGCGATATGGGCGCGTTAGGCGCATACGACAACATGGCAGGGCGCTACGACAACCGCCAGCAAGGCATCTTTGGCGCACAAAACACCATGCAGCAGAATGATTGGATGCGTCAGATGCAAGCAGCCGGGTTGTTTAACGGCATGAATGAACAGTGGTTCCGTAATCTGCTAGGGGCAGGTGGTCTAACCAGCGGGTTAGCCAATATGGGCAGCACGCCTAGCAATGGGGCCAACCTTTTCAACGGTTTAATAAGCCTCGCCCCAGCGATTATTGGGGCGGTTACGTGAGGATTTTATGGCGACGAATTTCTTTACAGGATTAAGCAAGGGCTTTGCTGAAACCGCTAAAAGCGTCGGCCCACAAATGGCCAGCGTTATTTTGCAAAAGCAGCAAATGGCTGCGCAACAAAAAGCGCAAGAGGAAGCAAACGCACGACAAGAGCGCTTTGCACAAGCACAAGCTGTGCAAGGAACAATTCAAAGCCAGATTGATGACCTAACCAAACAGTTTAACGTGCTCGCAAAAACAGATACAGCACTAGCTAATCAGGTACGCGGGCGCATTACTAAACTCGCGGCATTGAAAGTTATTGCTACGAGCAACCCTGAGCGGGCACAGCAGTTACATGATGAGTTGGCAGTGGCAGACTTCACTGCTGGCGATGAGCGCACGGCTGGCCCTGGGGCTGGCAATGCACTGAATAACAACATTGGCCAACAAACGAACATTACCCCCGATCAAATGGGGCCTTTTGTGCCTGGCCAAGAGCCAGCGCCAATGCCAGTGCCGGAACCCCAGCAAATTGGCACACCAGTACGCACCTATGACCCGGCAACAGTGTTAGGGATGGCACAACGTGCCGAACAGGAAGACGCGCAAACACAGCAGACCAAAGCGGCTTACCGCCAAATTGCTGTGAATGTGATCAATGCCCCTGATAAATACAGCGCTGACAAAGTACAAAAAGCCCGTGAGTTTTTGGAAGGCAAAACAAATGACACCGATTGGGCGGGGATGCGCTCCTCTACGTTTACTGTTGATGACCTTAAAGCCGCTTACGCCAATAAAGACTGGCGCTCGGCGCAAGCTGCCTACAGTGCGTTGTCTGCACAGGGCGCAGACCTGGCGGGATTTGACAAAAAAGTCATTGACACCAACGTTGGCCGCTTAGATCGGCGTGATAACAACGAAGAAACGCTACTTGACCTAGCGGTTAGGCAAAGTACATTTAACCTAGAGCGTGGGGGCTTTGACCTTGATGCCGATAAAACCAAACTTGGTGTAGCGCTTAAACAGGACAAACAAGCGCAACAAAAATTATTCGGGGATTGGGCCACTGTTGGTAATGTTGAGGCACTAGAGGCCAGTAAGGCCGACATTACCGCACTGGGGTTTGACTATGGCAGCCTGTTAGCGCGGGCAAAAACCAACAGGGGGGCGCTGGACGAAGAGCGCAGCAACACGCTAGAGAATCAGGGGCTAGACAATCAGCTCAAAGCAGGGCAGCTTAAACTCAACAACGCGCTCTATCAGCCTACACTCGACAGTGCCAACCTAAAAAATGACCTTGACCGCGCTGGATTGGCGCAGGCGGGCATTAACCTAGAGCAATCACGCGAGAATCTGGCGTTTTTTAAGGATACTAAAAACGCTAACGTACAACTGCTGAATACTCAACTGTCAGCAGCACAGCAGGAACTGTCAGAAAACAAAGCCCTCTCACCATATCGAGTACAACAACTACAAGAAGCAGTCAAAGCATTGGCGCTGGATAACACGCTAAAGGAAAAATATGGCGCGGCTGAACTTGATGCCCGCATTAACAGCATTCTGGCCAGCACTGGCTATACAAAAGTACAAACTGAGCAAGCACAGCTAGAGTTAAAGTTTGGCCAAGACACTTACAGCAATAGGATTACCCTATCTGCCAATCAAGCGGCACTCTCTGGTGTGCAGCTAGAAGAGGCTGGTGTCAATCTCGATCAAGCTAAAGCCAGCTTGGCACAGTTTAAAAAGATTGCGCCATTGCAAGCAAAACAGTTGGAAGCAACCATTGCTAGCATGGAATACAGCTTAGAAAAAGACAAGCAAATCACTCCGTTACAAATCAAAACCTTGCAAGAGCAGGTGGCCGCTCTTGTCCGAGACAATAAGATTGGCGACTTATTTGCCGAACCTACCGCTAAAGCGCAGCTAGAGCTGCTTTTTGGGTCTGTTGGATTGCAAAAAACCCAGCAAAAAACCGCAGACCTAGAGCTAAAGTTTGGAGAGGATACTTACAACAGCCGTGTTACCTTGGTGAGTAACCAAGCGGCACTCTCTGGTGTGCAGCTAGAAGAAGCTGGTGTCAATCTCGACCAAGCTAAAGCCAACCTAGCGCAGTTTAAGCAGATCGCACCATTGCAAGCAAAACAGTTGGAAGCAACCATTGCTAGCATGGAGTATGACCTAGAGAAAAACAAGCAGCTTACTCCATTACAGGTCAAAACCTTGCAAGAGCAGGTGGCTGCCCTTGTCCGAGACAATAAGATCGGTGACTTATTTGCTGAACCTACCGCTAAAGCGCAGCTAGAAGGGCTGTTGACCTCGGTGGGGTTGCAGAAAACCCAAGCCGCAGTGGCTGCTGCCACTGCACCAGGGCAAATTGCTGCGACTGATGCGCAAAATAAGGTTGCCGTAGACACTGCCGAAAGCACTACAAATGCAACCAATGTCAAGAATGATGCTGTCGTAGCGACTACACCGTTGCAAATTGCTGCGACCGACGCGCAAAATAAGGGTGTCGTAGATACTGCCCAAGGCATCACAAATGCAACCAATGCGCAAAATGCCACTGTTATTGCCCAAAGCGAGGCAGCACGTAAGCTGTTGCCGTTTGAGACTGAGAACAAACTGGATGTTTTGCAGCTGCAAAAACGCTTGTTCGCATTGAAAGAGCCAACCGCGCGGGCTGCCGAACTAAGCGACATTGCGAGCCTGGGCAATGTTGGCCTTACCGCGCTAGATCAGTTGAAAGAGAAGGGCAACATTACCCAAGCTGAGTATAACACTGCTGCTCAGGCTGCCAAAAACAATCAAACCATCTTGGACACCAAGGTGGCGCAGGCTGACCAAACCTTGCTCCTGCTGCCGGAGCAAACCCGTACCCTACTCTCGACCTACGCCCGTACACAATCAGACAATGACCTAGCTGTGCTGACCAACCAAGTGGCAACCGACTTGGTTGGTCTTAAAGGCAGTGTTGAGCAGGTGGGATATTTAGCTGACCTAGCGACTACTGGTAATCTCGGCAAACCACTGCTTAAAGGGTTATTAGCCAATGGCACAATTGACCAAGAAACATACGACAGTGCTGTTAGGATGGCAGACGGGGGGCAGGCATTACTTGATAACAACGTGCTAAAAACCAAGCTGGATGCCACTACTTTGAAGAATGACATTGCTGCTGCGCCAATGAAAGAGGCTGCTGAGTTTATCGCGCTTGCTGACAAATACGCTAGCGCGGGAACGGCGGGGCTGCAATGGTTAAACAACCCGGCAACTGTGAAAAGGGCACGCGAATTAGGGGTTAACCTCAATTCTTTTAGGGATGATGCCAAAGACAGCCAAGTGCTGGCCGAAATGGGCCAACGCGACAGCGAATATAAAGGCTCACAGACTGCATTGGCACAGCTGTTGGCAGTTGATACCGACCCCAGCAAAAACCTTAGCGCACTGCGTGAGGTTGCTATTGGACTAGGTTTTTCTGACACGGTGCAGGGGCGGCGCGACGCACGGCAATACGTGCTAGACCAGCGTGCTGCTGCTGCTGCTGCGCGTAAAAATGCAGCGATGATGGCGCAGCTTGAGGTTGACGAGAAAATAGCCAAAGTCAATCAAATCGAGCAGACCACTGCTAACAGCATTGTGACTACTAACGCAACCGTGGCCGATACTAACTCAAAAATCAATGAGCGTGCCAACGACTACATTATTAAGCGTTACAACTCAGAGACTGACCGCCAACGTGCCAACCAATCGTATGCGCTGGGTGTTGGTAATCTAAATCAGCGTGTAACTGAGGCATTTCAAAACAACCAAAACCGGCTGGCACAGCTTGCTATTAGCCAGGGCGAGCTGGATGTTAAAAAGATGAACGCTAACACAGCTTGGCAAACTGCTTATAACACCAATAGCAGGGCCGACCGGAATTTTGCGGCTACTCAAATGCGTGGCACGGCTACCAGTTTCCGGCAAACTGCTGCAACGCTACGCCAACAGGCTACATCCCTGCTAAAACCTGACAGTATTGGCCAAGTTAGCGACGAGAACAAAGCCCAGGCCGCTGCTTTGAATGCTCAGGCTGCACAATATGAAAGCGAAGCAAAACAATACAGCGATGCGCTCGGCTCAATGGGCGTTAGTTCTGTGCCACAAGCACCCGCGACCAGCACCACAGCAATCCCGACCAATGCGCTGACCACCATGTCTAATGGGGCACGAGTGACTGTTTCATTTGGGTTAGGCGCAAAGTATAGCCCTGAGCTAAAAAAGATGACGGGCCTTTCGTATCACCAGGGCATGGATTTTGTGGTTGGCGGCAATGGCGCAGTGCATAATCCATTTGAAGGCGCGACAGTGATGCGGGTCGGTAATGATTTTGCTGGCTGGGGTGGGGCTGAGGTGATTCAATTAAGGTTGGCAAACGGAAACACGGCGTTATTGGCGCACTTTCAAAAAGGTAGTATCGCTGTTAAGAAAGACCAAGTGATTGGCGCGGGCACATACCTCGCAAAAATGGGAGCAACAGGCCATGCTAAAGGGGCACATGTGCATCTCCAGATTATTGGGGCTGATGGCAAAACCGTACTTAACCCCAACGAATTCGCCAGTAATTTTGCTGGCGTAACCGCTGGCAATGGGCCATTGCCAGCACCACCCGCTGCTACTGGCAATAAACCCGCTGCTCAACCTGCTGCGCCAATCAAGAACAATGCACCGGCTACCCCTAGTGTGCGCCCATTATCAAACCCTGAGCTACAGGATTTAAAAAGCGGCGCTACTGCATTGGCAGGCATGAATGCAGTAGACCCTAAATCCGGCAAGGACAACCCCAAATGGCAGCAAACTTTTGATACACAAGTTAGTCTATTCTCAAAGCGCTGGAATTTACCACCCGCTACCGTTGCACAAATACTCTATGAGGCATGGCAAAAACAAGGGGGTAAATAATGCCAATGCCAAGCTTTTTGTCTAAGTATGGCATTGGGACAACCACCCCAGCACCACCTGCACCAATGCCGTCGGGGCTGGCGAAATACGGCATCGGGGCACCAGTTACCCCGCCAATGCCAAGCGGCCTGGCCAAGTACGGCATCAGTAGTGGCCAGCAGCCCAACCTGCTCGCGCAAGCCAGCCCAAACGCAACAGCGTTCCAAAATGATTTGACCAAGGGGCTGTTACAAACGGCTTCGACCATCGGCACCGTGCTGCAACCGCTCCAGGCTCCCCAGCAGGTCGTGCTGGGCGCGGTGGCTGAGGCGCAGGGCAATACTGGCGCTCTTGGTCGTGGCCTCGGTGCGGCGGCTGGATTTTTGACCTACGGCGCGGCTGAGGGCATCCCTGGGCTGGCAGATGCACGGCGGCGCTATGTGCGGGGGGCTGAGATTGCCAAGGCCATGGGGGCAGACGACCAAACTGCAACCTGGACGGGCCTAGGCATCGACATACTTGGCGACCCGGCAACGCTGCTGGGTGGCGTGGGGCTGGTGGCAAAAGGGGGCGCGGCGGCGGCAAAAGTGAGCCGCTTGGGCGGGCTGGCGGCCAAACTTGATACAGCAGGGGCGGCAATTCTGCGCACCTCGGCACAGGTTGAGCGCTCGACCAACGCGTTTAGGGGGGTGGCGCAGGGCATAACGCAAGGGGTGGGGGCGGTCACGCTGGCCAGGGCTGGGCGGCTCGGTGGGGTGCTGGCCGACGCTCGCCAGGCGGGCACGATTACCGGCGCATTGGCCGAGATTCGGCCAGCGTTCCGTGAAGCGGCACTACAAACTGCCTGGGATAATGTCCTCGGTAAAGAGCTGGATGTATCTAAGGTTCCATTTTTTACGGGCGTAACTGGCGCAAAACGCGCAAGCGTTGCTGAATTGCTGGTGCCAGAGGAGATTTTGCGCCGTGTTGCGCCAATTGCTGAGGTAAAAAAGCTTGAGTTTGCGCGTGAGCTACGTTTACAGGGCAATCTGCTACAAGCCGAGTTTGTTAATCGCACGAAAACCAGTCTTGATGCATTTAAAACCGCAAGCGCTGGCCTTGGGCGCAAAGAGATTGATGAACTGGACGGTATCCTCTCGCGCATTATGGATGCCCCAGACCGTGCGGCCAACCGATTGGCACGCGATGAGCTGGCGGCGTTGGGCCAACGGGTCGGCAAGCCTGACCTCGAACAGCAGGGGCTGGCAGCGCTGGCGGCGGGCATTCGGTTGGACGTGTGGGGTGGCCAGCAGTTGGCCAGAGTGGGGGTGTTCAGTAAAGAAGGGCTACTCGAAAACCTGGCCTTCGAGTCCGGCACCCGGCGCACGGTGGGCGGGGATTGGTCGGAGGTGCCGGGGAGACTCAACCCCTCCGGCAACCCTCGGCGGGGCCTCCGGCGGCTCTATGGTTTGATGGAAGACCCCGAAGCGCACATCCAAAAAGTGCTGGCCATGCAGCGACCAAGTGTGACCACCTTCGACCCTGCCAAACTTGAGGGCGACTTAGCCACGGCGCTAAGGGACTATAAAATTACGCCAGTGCCGGGGGCTGCCCCTCGCGGTGGCGACCTGCTGCGCGGCGACCAGGGCGGTGCAGTGGATTGGGGCGCGGCTGTAGACACCACAACCTGGCGTAACCAAAAGATCAGCGTTGATTACCAGGCTGTCGATGTGGACGCGGGGGCGGGCTTCCTCGCGGGCCTAGATCGGGGCAACCGAATGCGGCTACAAAATAGCCTGCGGGCGTTTGGCAATAAAGGCGTAATTGCCAAACGGGCCAATGGGAATTGGGGGTTAAAGCAACCAGATGGCACCTTTGCCAGCAGCATCACCATGCCACTCAATCACCCTGTGATTGGGAGTATTGTTGATGATGCGGATATTCTCTATTTTGCCGGACAGAATGCAACGCGCTCGGTAGTAACTGCTAAAGAACTGCGGGCTGTGCCTAACTGGTGGGATGAATCAAGCGGTGTAGCGCTTGATGATGCGATTGCGGCCCATCAGAATGCGATTACACAGGCGCAAGGGGTTGCTTGGGTACACAGCGATGACATTAGCCGTGTGTTACCCAACGCTACAGCGCAGGAAAACGCTGCAATTACCGACGCGATTACCAGCTATGGCATGGGTGGCAGCAAAGGCGATATGTTTCCTGTGCCGTTATCAGATACCAGGCTGCACCCGGCCCTGATGCGCTCGACTGACCCACAGGCTGATGTGTTACGGCGCATGGCCGAGCAACGGGCGGCGAAAGATCGCGCCTTTTTAAATAACTTCGACCCTCCAGCAATAACCGCCACTATTAAAGCCACGTTTGACGCAAACCCCAATGTGACGTTAGGGGATATTCTGGCATCTGTGCAGCAAAAACATAACCTCGACGGCCAGCGTTTGGCTAAGGTTATGGACACACTTAACCCAAACGGGGCACGGTTACGCACGGTGGCCGACCTGCCTGGTGTTAAACGTGTTCTTGGCAGCGATGAGCTGGCCGAAGTGTTGCGTAACCGGCTGCTTGAGCCTGGCGGTGGTGCTGGTGGCACGGGGTCTATGGCTGTAGGCGTTGGCAACTTCACAGCACGCAAAAATCTTAGCCAAGAACTGCGGGATAATTACGGTCAGCTTGATAGTTTTCGCGCACAGATTGTTGACCAAGTGCAAACGGCTGCGCGTGGCGTTGTAAATAAAAACGCATTGCTAGAGACTCGCCAGTTCCTTGAGGCTGAGGGGCTGATTTATTCACGGCTGCCACAGCGGATTGCTGAGGGCACGGCTGATGCCAGCAAACTGCCAGCGGCTGTACTGAACCGGCCAACGGTAGCGACTGGCGTACAGAAGCCAGGCTGGCGCACCCTGACGAGTGAGGAAACATCCGGCCTTGGTGGCGTATTCCAAGCGGGCGATGTCGTCCCTGATTGGGCACATCGCACACTGACCGTCGGCAATAAGGCTGGCATTGATATGCCAGCTGTACTTGACTGGGGTGTGCGCAACTGGAAGGCATCTAAGCTGGGGAATTTTAGCACCATTGCTGTAAACGTGATGTCTGGTATTGTCCAGGCCGAACAATATGGGATTGGGCCAATTGACCTAGCGCGCGGGTTTATGCAGTATCTAAACCGTGGTGCTAAAGGCGAGCGTGAACTGCTAAACGCTGGCATTGGCCTGGAAACACAACTCAGTGCCGAGTTTACCCGTGAGGCGGCGCAGATTATTAAACGCATGGGCGGCGCAGACAAGGCTAAAAACCCTATTGAGTACATCGGGCGCGTGATTGATGAGGTAACGGGTGCTCGTGTCGGTGCCCTCGGTGATGACCCGCTGGCAAAAATATTAAAGTACAGCCCTGGCCGCAACTTGTTGCAAATCCAATCCATGAGTGAAACAGCCCTGAAAGGCGCTGTTTACTATGCCGCCAAGGGGCGTGGGGTAGAGACTGCTGCTGCTGGCCACTTGGCCCAAGAAGCTCTGTTTGACTATGCTGCTAGGCCACTGTTTGCCACCTTCCTAAGCCGTACAGGTATTCAGCCTTTCGCTACGTTTTCCACCTTTTCCTTTTGGCGAACGCTACAAAATCTCTATGAACGGCCATTTCGTACCGCTCGGCTCTATCGTGCTGCTGACAGCTTGAAAGAAGACAGTGACAAAGTAGATAAAGAACTTGCAGTCGCCCGTGATTTTATTAAAGAGAAACTACCGGTCAGGATTTTTGAGGATGGCGAGGGACGTGGGTGGTATGTACCACTGCAAGCCCTTTTACCCGAAGGGGCCGTTACTGATCTTGTCGATGATACCAATGCACAAAATTTGTTCGGTAAAATCCCTGTACCTCCAGCATTTTCGTTGGTACAGGCACTTAGCACAGGTGTCGGCTTCCAAGGGCAAAACATCTATCAGGGATTAGGCCAGCGCGGCGGCGGGGCTAATAGTGTTGATGCGTTTAAAAACAACCCAGTCGAAGCTGGGCGGCGTGTTCTTAAACAACTCTGGCAGTTTGGTGTGTCCCCGTGGATGCCAGGCCAGCCACAAACTGAAAGGCTGGCTCGCGCTATTGCCCAAGCCGCTGAGGCTGGCGACCAGATCGAACTAAAAAACAACCTCGCCCCTGGCAGCCTTGGAGGTGGACTACTGCGGTTCCTTGAAGATGGCCCAGCAGGAACCTATGGCGAGGGCGCTGACAGCGTGAACCCAACGGCCCGTAATGGTGAGGGTGCTACGCCATTGCCATTGGCGCTGGGGCGCTTTGCTGGCATCCGTAGTTACCAGGTGCAGGGCGATGTTAACCAGCCTGGCGCTGCCCAAAGCGCACTACTGGCTACCAAATACCAATTTGATGATCGGCAAACCTATTGGAAGAACCGAATCCGCACAGCTAACCCTGCTGATAGACAGCGTTTAGTACAGGAAGCAACGTTAGACCTGCGACAACTGGCACAGCAGATACAACAAAAACGCCAGCAACTGACAGGAGGACGCTAATAATGGCTAACAGTTTTTTTGGGAATCCAGTCAGTGCCGGACAGCCATTTGTAACCGGGCTGACCGGGGGCAGTAGTAATAAGGTTGTGCGCATTTCTGGTGCTAACGCTGTTGTTGATGCCAGCAACACCGATACAAATATCCAATTGCAGTTTTTGTTTTTTAAGGACAGCAACGGTATTTACTTGCGGCCAGGCGCGATTATCGAGACACTAACAGGATTAACAGCAGAGCAGATTTATTACCTGACCACAGCCGGGGCGCTCTCGCCAACAGCGCCAACGCCTAGCAACACCGTGGCGTTTATTGCTATTGGCAAAGCACTCGACACGGGCCGGTTATATTTCAATCCTGGGCCGGTTATTGGCGGGGTGCTGTAAATGCCATTGGTCGGCGCGTCTTATCAAAGCATACCCAAAACGATGGCACTGGCCGGTGGGATTGTTGGTAATTTGATTGTTGGTATGCAGTCTGGCACGGTTGCGCCTAACCTTGCGGCGGCGGGGTTTGAGGTGGTGGTAGATCGGCAAGGTGCTGGGGTGTTTTTACAGATTGGAGTAAAGACTTTAGAGCCAGCCGACCTAAGTAGCAGTGATTTTGGGGCAACAATAACGTTTTGGTGGTATGGGATTTATAACCAAGAAGTATTTGAAATGGCTTTTGACGGGCTTTTTACGACCGATGGCAGTGCAAACTATAATCACTCACCAGACTGGGCCACTGCGGGATTGATTGAGGCCGGGATGATTAGTGGGAGTGACGACATAGCGGGCTATGTTGTAGGTGACAGCACCTATATGAGTACCGGTGAGCGTGCCGGAAACTACACAGGAACGTTTACATCACTACAATTAAGCGCTAGCAATGAACCGTTTTGTTGGGGCGCTGTGTATCTATTGCCCCAAAGCGGGGTACATTTGCGGAATAATGGGGGTGGCTATGGAATAGTAAACGCGGGGACTGCACCCGCGCTCAATTTGCAAAATCAGGGATTACAGCTTATAAACACGCCAGAAACTGCGGCCAGCTTGGTATTTAATAAAGCTGGCCTAACGTTAATGCGTACAACACGGGAGCCTGAATTGAAACAAGAACTTACAAAATTTATTAGTGTCGGGACGTTTCCGATCACAGTCCCCGCCTGGGCGAAATACGCCACAGTCCATGTCTATGGCGGCGGCACCAGTGGCGCTGGTGGGCCAGCATCGACCAACCTGCCTGATGCGCTGACCTCTGGCGCTGGCGGCGCAAGCGGCAACTACAGCACGGCCAAATATCAAGCTGGCCAGCTCGCGGGTTGTGAGGCGGTGGTGGGGGCAG